CACCTATTTGTAAAGCACCGTTACCTCTTAATTTCATTAAGGAACTTGCTATACCGGTTCCGTCTAGTTCTCCTTTAAGTTCCCAACCTATATGCATTATGCCTGAGGATACTGGTATTGTGCTGTCCACAAAGAATGCTTCTCTCATATGGTTAGTATAACCTGTGCCATCATAACCATATACCAGTCTTTCTGCTATTCTGTCACCTGAGGATACTGCTGTAGGTGATGCTAAAGAACCTCTGGATTTATAGAATCTTATATCATTACCAGAACTAGAATCTCTGTGTTCTTGCATAAAGATCTGACTGTCAATATCTCCATCACTGACTATGTCAATGGCCGCTGTAGGAGTAGTTGTTCCTAATCCTAAACGGTTTGTTGTGGCATCAAATGTAAAGCCTTTAAGTCCACCTACTAGGGTATCTGGATTTACTTGTAAATTACCTGTTGTGCTTATAAGTGCATCACTGGTAATAGTGTTTGTCATTGCTAAGCCATTTGTTTGTATAAAGGCTTGTACTTGGGCGTTTGTTAAGCCTGCGGCTGATAAATCAGGTGGTGTATATGTAAACACACCTGTTCCATTATCATAACTTAGTGTTCCATTACCACTTGCAGAATTTTGTGTTACACTTACTAGAGCTCTTGCGGCACTATTTGTAAGCATATCGTGTTCGGTACTGTCACCGTTATCGAATTTCCACTTATCTTGTTGTTCGTCCCATATTAATTTAGCATCATATGTACTTTCTGGCCTATTTGATATTATATCTACTTGTGAATTTGTAGTTGCATTAGCATTTAGTGTAATGGTTTGATCTCTTACATATAAATCTTCTACATTTCTGTAATTTAAGTTGCCGGCTACTTCTATATTACCTGTAACATTTATGTTACCTGTAAAGTTATGTGTTTGAGCGGCACCACTGCCTACATTTAGTATTCCTGTTGTAGTTAAATTACCAGTTGTGCTTATAAGTGAATTACTTGTAATATCGGCTGTCATTGTCAATCCATTACTTTGTATAAAGGATTGTGCCTGTGCATTTGTTAAACCAAATGCTGATAAATCAGGTGGTGTATATGTAAATACACCTGTGCTGTTATTATATGCTAATGTTCCTGCGCCACTGGCAGAATTTTGTGTTACACTTAAATCTGTTAATTCTATAACTGATGATAAATCTGCTGGTGCAAACCTCATTAAACCTGTAGAAGGTTCATATCCAAATGTTCCGCCACCACTTGCGGCTATGGTTGAGCTACTTAAAGCCGCTCTGCTTCTTGCATCAGTATAGAATACATTTGTATTACCTTCTGTTATTGCATCTGCACTTAAAGTAGTATTTGCACCTAATTCTAATGTTTTATTTGTACTTGTAGTAGTATTGTTTATTATAATATTACTATTTGTTAGATCTGAATTAGGTATACCTACTATAGTATCTACTACTAAACTGGCGTAGTATTTGTTTCCATCATAGAATAAGTTTATAACACTCCAATTATTTGCAGTAGTATCTAATGTTGTAAAGTCATTTACAAATTCCCAATCTGTCCAATTGCTTGTAAATGTTGTGGTATCTAAATATCTACCACCTAATGAATCTTGTGTTATTAATATAGTACATGTTTGTCCTGCTACTATATTATCTAGTGTTATTCCTGTTATGTTACCGTCTGCTACTAAAGTTTGTATAGTTCCTAAGTCTAAATCAAGTGTAATATTACCATTTTGATTACCATTGCTTTTAATTTGTTCTACTGCAGAAGGATTTTTAATTTCTGCAATAGTTATATTAGAAGGTGTTTGAGTTACCGCTATAGTATTATTATTTTGATCAACTGTTATTACTGATGTATTAGATGTTAATTGTACATTAGCCATGTTTTACTCCTATGTTATAGAAGTGAAACCTGCTGATTCTCTAGGATTACCTATTGTAGAGTCAGGTTCAAATCTTTCAATTATTGCGTATCTATGCGAATCTGTTATATTAGGTGTAGCACCTGTATCAGTCCAACTAAATCTTACTACAGTGATTGCAACATTACTACGAGCATCTGGTATAACATTGCCTGTATACCTATCTGCAGGAATTGTAAATGTAACTAGGCCTGACGCCGCTGATGTGTTATTGATAAATGATGAGTTTATTTCTGCATTTGCAAAATATCCAACTACGGTGGAGTCTGTAAAGTTAGGATCACCTGATACCCTATCGTAACTTATTGTATCTACAACTATAGTTTGATAATCTGCTTCAAATGTATAATCTGTTACATCAAAACCATAGTCATAAGTATATGCTTTTTGTGTGCTTTTGAACATTTCTTCTACAATTACATTGTCAGCACCGCCAACATAACTTTTGAAATCTAGAACTCTACCGCTCATTATATCGCCTCCTGTGGGAACTTCCTTATAGACTGAGGCCTATAAGGCTTATTACTGTTATATTTATCTAATTAAGATATTTCTAAAGATCTGTATTCGTCAAACACTCTGTATCTTATAAGTACTGCACCGCCTACACCTGCTGTAGGGAACATATCAGAGTTAGCACCTGTATTACGGAAGTGTTCTCCTTTACCTCCTGATCCTTGAAATCCTACTCCGGTATGCGTTATACCACCATTTAGATTATTCTGAGAAGAACCACCGCCTCCTCCAAAATACATATTTTGTGTATTAGAACCTATAGAATCGTGTCCGGTTGAATTAGGATCTACATAGTTAAAGTCAAAAGGACTTGTGAAACCTGATACAGAGTCAACATCATAATTTTGAGGTTCGCTCATTAAGAAAGTAGGGAAGCCAGGCATTCCAACTAATCCGCCTCCTGCGTCTACATTACCCACTGTATATGATAAATCATTTACGCCACTGGTGCCTCCTAAGTCTGCACCGTCTATAACTATCACATCTCCTACATTATATCCAGAACCTTTATTAGGAGCACCGTATCCGTCTGTAGTTAAGAACAATCCTTCAAAAGTAGCCGCATTTGCGTTTGCGTCAGTATCTTTAATTCTATTTACCCATACATTAAATATTGCTCCTGATCCTCCGGGAGGTGTTACACTAGATTGTGTTACAGGATTGTAATTCCTGTTTTCATAAACCAAATATCTAAAACCTTCATGCAAATAACCGTTTTGTGCATATCCAAAATAAGGTCTATTACCACCATGTCCAAAAGGGAAGACAACATTTGCTGATGATAATCCGCCGCTACCACCACCACCTGATAATATATTACCATACTCAGTATCTCCGCCATCTCCTGCTCTTACAGAAGCACCTGATGTACTTCCTCCAGGTAAACCACCATGTGCATCTATATTCCATAAATCAATTGTAGTATTACCACCATATGATGCAACAGCACCGCCTGAACCTATATTTGCAACCACACTGGTGGTTAAATTAGCATCTAAAGTTAAATTAGCGAAATAGACTCCGCCTCCTCCTCCGCCACCGCCGCCGGATGTTCCAAAGGTGCCGTAACCACCACCACCACCACCGCCTACGGCTATAACACCTATGTTAGCATCATATGTTCCTGAACCTGGTGTAACATTTATAGTGCTGTTTACACTATATTGTTGTATGCGGTATAAATCACTACCTATTGTTACATTTGCTATAATAGTACTGTTAAAGTAATTAGTGTTATTACTGCTTATAGGTATATTGTCTATAACACTTATTGTATTTCCAGTATATACAGCATTTCCTGTTACAGAATTAGTTCTTATACTAACATTAAAGAATTTTGATTGTCCTATATTGTTTGCAGATATCGTTCTTACTAAACTTGCATTACCATTAGCATCTAATGATATATTTCCTGATAAAGCACTATCTGTAAAGTCATTACCTACTATAGTTCCTTGTGTTGAAAAATAAATTGTGGCATTTGGCTTATTTGTATCTATATCGTATGTTACAATCGTGTTACTTACTGTTTCTGTAATATCAAATGTTGGAGAATCTATGCCATCCATATTAGGATGTTGTGCTCTGTTTCTAAAGAAGCCTATTCTTTTTAACGAGTTACTCATATATTACTCCGGTTTAACAGGCCAAACTACTGAATCTACTGTTGTAGCAGTATTAGTTGCTGGCCAATCTCTTAATTGTTGTCTATAAGTTTGCCACTCTGCTTTCTTACTATCCGATAATGGAGAATCCACAGCCTGCGTCCAGTCAGATGCTTTAAGTAATTTTGTTCTTAGATCTCTGATGTATTCGTCTACATCCTGTACCACTGCTGGTTTAGATTCTATTGTGTGAGGGTCTGTGGCTACATTTACGCAGTATTTGTTTACATCTGGTACACTACCCAGCATAAATGCTATATTAGGATTCTTATCTAACATTTTTTGTTTGCTTTTGTCTGTTAAACTTAGAATACTTTCTATATGGCCAGTATCTGTATGATATAGTATATACCTGTTCATTAGAATATGTCTCCTTTCGTAATTCTTAACATATCATATCGCATACCAAAGAATCCTCTTTGTCCACCAAATGTATCTGCTGTATTTAGACCCTGTAGTGTAACATTTCCTGCTACTGGGTCTGGACCAATCACTATCTTTTTGTTTGCTTCCATTATAGTAGGTATTGTGTCATTATTTACTGCTGATGCACCAAAATTCTCATTTTGTACAGTTCCATTAGCATATTCTATGTTTACATTTGCTACAAAAGAAAAGTTTGCTGTGGCATTTGCAGTTAGTCCGGCTATAGGTGCTCCTGCTGACATAAATGAATAATCACCAGGTTCTAAACCTGTTCCTGCTGTAAAGTCTAATTCTCTAGTTGTGATTAAGTCTGATATCGTATTTGCATTTGATAAGTTTGTTTTATCTGCAGGCTTGTCCTCTATTTGCCCACCTACTGCGATATTACCTATGCTTTCCTTACTGGTAAAGTTACCAAATATTTTATCATCAAACACCATAGCATTACCGGCCACATTACCTGTTGGATTTAACACTCCTCCACTACCATCTACATTATCGATTGTAAATGTTAAATTATGTGTTCCTGGCTGTCCTCTCAAATACTTTCCATCAACTGTAATAGTATCTCCCACACTATAACCTGAACCTGGAGTTGTATTATATACTGCTCTGTAATTTGCAAATACTACATCTTTGAATACTGTGAATACTGCACCTGTTCCTCCAGAAGGAGATACTGTAAATGTATCTACATCAGGAATAATAGAACTGAATATGTTTGGTGGAGGTATTATAACTGGTGGTATTTCCGGTATATCTATGTTTCCACCTTCTTCATCTGTTTCTGTTTGCTGACTTGTTACATAAACTGAATCATTGTATTCTAATAGTGTAAGTCCACATGTAATCATACCGCCTTCGTCTATTTTTTCCTGTGTTCTCATAACACGGAATTCTTTTGCTGTAAAGCCGAAGTCTTCATTTGTTACATCTACAACATCACCTACATCTATTTGCATACCTGAAAAGTCAGTATCTAATTGCACAACCATACTGTTACGAGCTTGATGTAAATCTATATTTCCTAATGCTTCTGCTCTGATATTATCATTTACTAAATCCAATCTGTATTTTACTACATTTTCAGGTTCATTTGGATTTCTTTCTGCTATAGGTGTTTCTATTACAACACTATTTGTTTGATCTCTTCTGTTTTGGTCTGCATAAACTACTTCTATACCATTATACACACTATATAATTCTGTGCTTGTGACTGCTATTTTACTTACTATGTTGTCATCATTTAGACTAAATGTACTTGCAGTGGGCCTATTAGGTATAACCTTGAATTTACCCTGTTTGGTATCGAATGTAAAGAAAGTACCACTTGCTTGACATATCTTATTGATGTTTGTTGCTACATCATTTGCTGTGGATATATAACCATTTATAGCATATCTATCCTGCGTTACATTTGCACCTACATTGTTTGTGTATGTTACTTGTTCTGCACTATAACCTTTTAGAGATGTGTTTGCGGCTCCTGTTATACTGTTGACATCAATTAAATCATTACTTAAACCAGCACCATATCTGTCATTGTTAAGATAATCTATAAGAACATCTCCTGGATTGCTTACACTACAAGTTACATCGAATGTCATAGGAGGTAGTGCTGTTAAACCGTTTTCTGCATCATAATCTATACTAACTATTGCAAACAATAGTCCTGACATGTTGTATTCGTTAGGCACTCCCCAGTGTGGCATAATTCTAGCCGCACCATAATTTGCTCCGGGTCCACTTGTAGGGAAGATAGTATTTGCATCATCACTCTTATGTGCATACATGTTTACACGGATATCGCCTTCTAAATCACTGTTTACTTTGCCATCTTGTTCTATAATATTAACACAGGTATTACCATTAAATGTTATTTCACCAGCATTTTTGTAAATGCCATTTACTGTATATGTTGCACCCTCTACTGCTTCACCTAATGTTATACAATAGTGCATAGTTTGATTGTCTCTGCTTATGGCGGCATCTGTTATAGGCCCTCCCATAAAGTTCCTACCATAAGGTATTCCTATTTTGTTATCTGTACTGGGTGCTACTTGAACTTTTACTCCGGGTGCTGGACCTAAATTAGCACCTGTGCCTATGTTTGGTAAGTCGTATAGTCCTGATGCTTTTGCTGTGGCATATCCTAATCCTGCGGCTACAACACCTGCTACCACAGTTCCTGCGAAGCTCAATCCTATACCTGCTACTGTGGCAAATGTACCTGTAAGTCCAAATGCACTTGCTACTGCGGCTCCTATTGCTGAAAATATTGCCATTACTTACCTCTCCATACCCAGTTATAATCACATGCTTGCCAACCTCTTTCCTGCAACTTCATATCCGGAGTAGTTGCTAAAGTAGTTAGTGTAAAGTTTGTTATGTGACCTGCTTCTTTCAAATCTATACCTATAGAAATATATTCTTTTAACAGTCTAGCACCTGCTGTGGTATTTCTATATTGTTCTTCTACCCACCATGCTATTTCGTGCAGTCTTTTTACTTGTGGTAGCCATATATCACCTTGTATTAAACTTAACAGCATACCTACTACACGATTATTGTCTTCCGCTACTAACATAACGCCTTGTGTTGATAAAGTGTGTAAGACAGCGTCTGTGTGCTTCTCAGAGTATTTAGGTTGCTGTAAGTCCTCTACAGGATTAGCATTTGCAAAATCTATCATTAGCCTTTTTATATCTGGCCAATCTGTTTGTATTGCTTTTCTTATTATCATCTTTGTCTTACATTTCTTGTACGGTCATTTCCGCCGGTGCCACCACCGCCTCCACCACCGCTGTAGTTACCACCTGAACTGGCTTCTTTACCAAAATCAAATGTGCTTAAATATAAATCTGGTATACGATCAAAGGATTTATCTGTAAAGAATCGTTGTCTATCAACAGGATCTGTTCTTTGACCCACTATTTTACTTTCTAATATGGTGTTTATACTTGCAACACTTACTGTGACACCATAATCGTTTGTTTTTGTTAGAAAATTGTATTGTTCATCCACTGTAAAGTTTGTTATAACACCCTTAAAGCGAGTATAAACATTAGCAGTATCCAATTCCATTGTATCTGTGTCCATAAATGCTCTTTTTAGTGTTACATTTCCGCCTTTTATGGGCTCATCCAGTATAAGTTGAATATAATTTACTTCTGAACCGGTTGAATTGCTTGGTATTCCTGCTAAACCTATAGAAATATCACCATTTGTGGCTTTTAAGTTCTCATCCACAGTTGTTACACTTAGAAATGCACCTAATTCTGTATAAGTATTGCTATCTACTGTATATGGCTTATAAGCATCAGTCAAATAGTATACATTACCATTAAGATCTAAATCTATAAGTGTTACAGGGTATATATGAGTGCCCTGAACTGCTGGTATACTTGTACTCATTAAGTTATAACCTCTATAAATGCAAAATCACCTGAAAATGATACTAAATCATAAGGAACTACACTATAACTGGGCAACTCCATACATTTTAACTGAAATCTTACATCATTTCCTACTTTTATACCACCACTTGTAAGTGCTACGCCTGTTTGGCTTAGTACAGGTCTATGTACTGGTATTGTTATATTAGAACCTGTGCTAAATGCTACATCACTGGTCACTATGTAAGGATAACGGTATGTATCTGTATTGCCTTTAGGTTGTATGTAGTCACCTTTTTCAAATAAATTACCACTACCTGTTGCACTACTACAATCCACATATATTTCATCACCAAATACACCATTTACCGTTATGTTGTTTATTTGTGCTGATTCTATATTGCCTTGATATGCTGTTAAGTAGTTCATACCACTATTATTATTGAGACTTATATTACTCTCTGTTATTCTACCTGTAGTATAGATATCCTGTATAACTGCTCTGTTTTCACTATACTTT